ATTAATAGATTTGAACGTGCACAAAATAGAGCTAAAGATATAACTGAAATGGTTATGCAAGAAGCTGAAGCACTTTCAAGTCAATCTAAATCATTAGCACCTGTAAAGACTGGAAAACTTAGAAATAGTCATTATTTTAAAAAACAAGAAGGTAAAAATAAAGTAACTGCTACAATTGGATTTAGAGCTCATTATGCCCCTTATCAAGATTTTGGTACAGGTAAGAAATTTAATTTAACAGGTACTTTATCTCCATACCAAGATTATATTGCTGGCTTTAAAGGAGCTAATCAAAATCATAAAGGTTTAAGAGCTAGAAAGTTTTTATTTCATCATTATGTAATTACCACCCGAAGAATAACCAGAAAAGCTAGGACTAGATTTAAAAACATCATGAAAACTTAATAAGATGGTAGCAAAAGACCCACAATTTGAATTAAGAAAGGCTTATTTTGAGACTTTAACTAATATTACTAGCAATGGTCAGCCTGTTGAGGTTTTTGATGAAATAGTTTCTAGTACGGCAGCATTCCCTGCTATTGTATTTATGCAACAGACAGGTAGAAATGATGGCAATAAAGATATGTTTATTCGCGATGAGATTATTGACATTCACGTTATTACTAAGTTTTTATCAGATACAGGAGGCAAAAAAGTAGCTAATGATGTAGTTAATCAAATCATTGGTAAAGTTCTCTTAGGACCAAGCAATTTTGGTATTAGTTCACACCTAACTAATTGGCAGGTTTTGAATTGTGAATATCAAACAAATACATTAACTTCACAATTGCCAACAGGATGGCAAGTAGAAATTATCGTAACATTTAGTCAATTATTAGAACAATTAAATTAGAAATAAAATGGCATTAGTAAAAGGAACAGACTTGCGTATCTTCGTAGGTACTAAGGTTATAGCAAACGAAACAACTTGTGATATCGAATTATCAACTACAATGATTGATACTTCATCCAAGGATTCAGGTGTATGGGAAACTGCAATTCCAGGTCGTAAAGCATGGAATTTGTCAGCTACAGCTCAATTAGATTATAGTGATGGTGGAACAAACTACACTTACGATGAATTATTAGCTGCATGGATGGATCAAACAGAATTAACTGTTTCATTCAAAACTGCTGCTACAGGAGCTACAGTATTAACTGGTTTAGCTTATGTTGAGTCAGTACCAGTAAAAGGTGGTGATCAAGAGATTGCAACTGTAGATATTAAGTTAAAAGGTAATGGTCCATTAACAAAGACTACTGCTGCTTAATATTTAAAAATTTTTGTTTACATTTGGGGTAGGGATATAATCTCTACCCTTTTTGGTTAAATACACACAAAACACACACACAATGCGTAGTATTACATTTGAAGGAAAGAAAATCAACTTTGATTTTTCCTTAGGTTGCATCAACGATGTATATGTAAAAGAATTAAGTGGAGATTTTAATGACCTTATTAACATGGGTCAATACGAAAACAATCCATCAAAACTTTTAGAAGTTGCAAGAGATATGATGCTTAGTGGTCATATTTATTACCTATTTTGCAATGGTTTTGAAGATGATGCTGAATTATTAATGACTAAGATTAAGAGTTCAAAAATGATTGCTACAAAGTGGCTTATGCAGACAACTGTAATGACTGTTGTAGAATGGATTAATAATGACTTGATGCCAAGCGATTTAGAAGTTCCAAAGAACACAACAGTAAAAAAAAAGAAGTCATAACTTGGAAGTCTGTCATTAGTAGAATTAATCGTACAGGACTTAAACCTTGGGAGTGGAAGCGAATGACTTTTGGAGAGTTTTTGGATTACGAATACGGCCATTTATATAGAAACGCAGAACTTTTAAATTCAACTAGGCATATCATGTGGGCATCTTTAGCTGCAATGGGAGGCAAAGATACAAAGAGGCCAAAGGATCTAATTCCTTTGTGGACTGATAGCATAGTAATTGACTTTGAAAAACCAAAAGAAAAAGAGTATCTTTCGGATGATATAGTAAAAAAGTGGGTTAATTCTATAGAATAATGGCAGAAACTAATGAGTTTTATATAAAAATTGGGGCTGATGTAGATGAGGCTATGAATAAGCTTGGTGCTTTATCTGGCAAATTATCATCATTAGCATCTAGTACCCAAAGAAGTGGTAGTCAAATAAGCAGTAGCATGACTAGCACTTCTAGTATAATTTCAGCAGCATTCTCATCAATGGGGCTTGCTTTAACAACAGTAGGTATTGTTGGTGGAATTATGGGTATTGGTAAGGCTGCATTAAAGGCTGCTGCTGATTTAGAGCAAGTTTCTGTTTCATTTGAGGTATTTACAGGTAATGCTGAAGTAGCAAAGAATATGCTTGCAGAGTTAAAATCTCAAGCACTTGGCTCACCTATGCAATTTCAAGATATTGCTAAAGGTGCTCAAACATTATTAGGATATGGATTAGCTGCAGAGCAAGTTATTCCTTTAACCAAAATGCTTGGAGATGTATCAGGAGGTAACGCTGATAGATTCTCAAGACTTTCTTTAGCTTTTGGGCAAGTAAACGCAGCAGGTAGATTGATGGGTCAAGAAACTCGTCAAATGATTAATGCTGGATTTAACCCATTACAAGCAATCTCTGAAAAAACAGGAGAATCAATGGCATCCCTTAGTTCTAGGATGCGTGAAGGAAAGATTAGTGTTGCAGAGGTAGCTCAAGCATTTATATACGCAACTTCAGAAGGAGGTAGATTCTATAGAAACGCTGAAAAGCAAGCGGAAACACTTCCTGGTGCATACAATAAAATGTCTGAAAGTATTAGCTTTACCTTAGCTACATTAGGTGAAAACCTAAATAAGACATTTGATATTTCAGGTTTACTTACACATATTTCATTCCTAGCTACTGAACTTGGTAAAAACTTTGAAACAACTAATGGTGAATTAGCTAAATCGTCTTTTTGGAGTGATGTATTAAAGAAATCATTAGACTTCTTAGCCTTAACAATGGACCTTGTTATTAAAGGAGCAAAGTTAATTGGTCAGGCTATTGAATATATGTTTGATAATGACAAGCTAGATAATTTCTCAAAATGGCTTGATCAAAGTGCAATAAAAATAGCAGGTTTATTTGGTAAGACTGCACAAGACAACTTTAAGAAAATTCTTGATTATGTAAATGACTTTGGTAAAGAAGGTTTTTCTATTGAGAAACAAATGAAAAACTCTCTTACTAGGAAAATAACTGACTACCAAAAGTGGTTAGAGATGTTTAAGAAAATGATGGGTGGCGGAGGCGGAGATAAACCTAAGCCTGAAAAGAGAGAACCTGTTGAAACTATTGCAGGTACTGACTTTATCACTAAGGCTCAAGGTGAAAGGATTAAGACATTAATCCAAATGGAGAAAGATGCCCAAGGTGATATTAGACAAATAGGCTTATCAGCAGACGAAAAGAAGTTGGCTGACATGAAAGCATCTCACGCTAAGTTAATGGCAGAGATGAAGAAAGCTGGAGTTGATAGTACAGCTATTGAGTTTAAAAACCTTGCTGAGATTTCTTTATTATCCCAAAAGATATTAGATGAAAAGAATTTAGCTATTATGAAGTTAATTAAACCTATTGATTTAAAGGGTCAAGGGTTTAATTTAAAGACCTTAGAGTCTGACATGGGTTTTGATGAAGCAAGAATTACTGCTGATAAAGAAAACATGAAAAGGTTCGGAGCTGAAATGTATGCAGCACAAACTCAAGTAGCAACACAAATTGCTGCTGGATTTGCTGAAATTACTGGTAGTATTATTACAGGAGACTTAGGATTAGCTGATGCTTTTGCAGCAGTTGGAGCTTTATTTTTAAATGCTATTGGTGGTTTCTTAGTTCAAGTCGGTGAGGCTGCTTTAAAAGCTGGTATTGTTAAGGTAGTAATTGAGGATGCTTTAAAGGGTCTTGCAGGAGGTCCATTAATTGCTATTGGTATGACAGCCATAGCTATTGGTACAGCAATGCAAACCATGGGTAGAAAGACTTCACAAGCCCTACAAGCTAAAAGAGGAGCAGCAGCTAATTTAGGCGGTAGTTCTGCATCAGCAGGAATGAGAAGTGGATCAGTGTACCAAAATGGTAGCCAAACTTATGGTGGACAAATGGTAAGATTATTTATTGACTTAACTGGTTCAATTACTCAGACTGCTACAGGATATGCAATCAATAAGTCAATGGAAACAAACCTTAGAATAACTGGAAGATAATGACAGGATACGGAATACTATATCGCTTTGAGTTTGATGGGTTTTG